TGATAGTGAAGGCAGGATTCACATACCGGCGAACAGCCCGTTGTATATCAGTCAGCAGGACTGCCCACTCCAATTTGCTTGTACCTAAGAAGTGCATCCAGTCGTGTACGCCTTCCTGTAATAGATTGTCGTGACGCAGGGCTACCAAGCGTTTTAGTACCAAGTGTACATCACACATGTTCTGACCACCCATGGCCCAGCCATCAAAGTGTGTGTCAGGGTACTTGACAGGATCACAATAGTCTTTCATTAGATCATACCAACGATCGGCATCTGCATGATTTGCACCTTGCAACACATTTAAGATCTTGGTACCACCATTGGCCTTGCCCTTGCGGTGACGCATGAAGTATTCGTTGTTGTACTTGGTAGCATCAACGGCTTCTTGCAAGGTACTGATCTGACACTTGTCGCTGGCATTTTTATCATGTATGACCCAGGTTGGAATATCAAGTGTCATGCAGTAGTCACTGATGTTGTCTAGCCATTTCAACACAGCTTCACGTTTTTTCTGTGCCTTGGGACAGCCTGAGTTGGCTTTCCAGTCACCTTCCCACAAGCCTTTAGCAATCTGGAACCCGCCCGAATCTCCTAACATTAAAGTATTAGGATCACGATTACGAACCATGTCCTCAGACCAGTCTTGCTTGTTCAAATCCAAGTTGGCATGCCCACCTGAATACAACGACCATTTGTAAGGAAACAGGCCTTTCTGGTCGTTGAGCCAATTCATCTGTTCCATGTCCTGTATGCCCGCAGGCATCCTGGCCGGATCAACATAAGGACCGTTCGTCGGATCACGTTGTTTACCAATGAACGTGGCATAGAAGCCCGAGATTGCTGGCAAGAACACTGCATACTGACTCTGACCATCTGGTCCAAGTTGTTTTGCGGTCAAGTTGTCTTGGGTCATTGACTTATTTAGATTGTGCTGGTAGAATGTAATTGTAAACAGCAAGTCCTGAATCCACTGTAATCATGGCCGCACCGTCATCACTAATCTTAAAGGTCTTGTCGCCGGTGAGATCCAGGATACTGATTACAGTTTTAATAGGCCACGACCATAGACGTTTAAGTGTGCCCGAAACGCCAGGTTGAAACACAAAGTTACCTGCATGTGTCGAATGGTCACCAAAATAAAACTTTAAATCACCATTTTCAGTTTTGGCTTGAAAGTTTACTTCTTCGGCATTGGCCTGTGCCTGCATCTTGAGTCGCTGGATAGCCGACACCGTTGGCTCAAACTCAATGTGCCAATTGACTCCTTTGAACTTCACAGTCTTTAGTTTTTCATTCACAATCTCGCTGGCCATAAATCTGTAGTTGTTTTTAAAGTCGCCAGTGCCGTTGACAAAATTGATACCATCTGCGGCACCTGTGTCCTTGCGAGTAAGATTCAGTTTGGCATTTTCCTTGTATTCTTGCAAGTTCAATAGGATTTTTAACTTGCTCAAATTGGGCATGCCAAATGTGCCAATAAAATCTGCGTGTGGTCCAGCAAATGTGCCTTCCACTACCACAGAGCGATCCTCAGCCAAGCCATTGATCACGGTGCTTTTGTCGTCACCGGTAATTTTGATCAGGTCAATGACACCCAGATCATGTGTGTGCTCTACCAAGTCTAATAAGTAATCTCTCATATAATTCTCCTTTGTGTTATAATACAGGTTTTATTTAGAATTTGCAACATCTTTAGATACAATTTTTGCCAGAGTTTGGCCGCCTCTCAGACTGGTCAATGTGCCTGTATTGCGCAATTCAATCCAGGTGCTGGGGCCATCGTTGTTCCAGGTTGATATAACTTCAAATCCCATGCTCTGGACCAGATCTAAAATCAAGTATCCGGGCGTGTAACAGGCAAAATAATTTTCAACCAGCATTACCGCTTTTTCTCGATCACAATCATTGATAGTCATAATCAATATACCACCTGGTCGAAGTTTAGTTTGTATTTCCAAAAGCCACTGTTTGATAAGTTCAAAAGGTCTAAAATTAAAGAAATTGTATACCAGACACAGCCCAAATTGTCCATTGGGTATTTTATGAAGAATGGGCATTGAGCCTCTTTCATCGATCACATAGGGTCTTAATCGATTTTGATATGTCTGTGGGAATTGTTCCATGGTCGGCGCCAAGAGATCATAGTGTTGATCAATCAAATACAACGGGTCATTTGCCACCATACCTCGAGTAAATTCTTCAAGCCCGGGACGAATGATCATGCCAGGAAAACGCCAATCGGCATAATTTTCCAATCTACGCAAGAATAGCTCTTGAGTTTCGGCTGTTAATTTTTCACGTCGATCTAAAATGTACTGTGTGGTTTCGTTGGGCATTCCGTGTTCGTACAATCTATAACTTTCAGCGAACCACAATTTTTCCTGCTCTGCAATGGTCGACTTGACCTGTTGCTTGACTTGATTCATTATGGATTCAAAGCAATCCAATTGTTGTTGAATAGCATCACGTTGTTGATCCAGCTGTTGACTTAGTGTAGGAAAATTATGAGGATATGTGTGCATGAGATAGCGCACACGATTAAGATCCAGATCAACCGATGCTTTGGTTGGATTCATAGACAGTGATTCGAGTTGATTACGAAACGCTACCAGTTCACTCAGCTTCATATCACCACTCAAACAAGGTTTGGAATGTATTTTCTGTATTGGTAGCCGATTTAAGATCCCACTCCAACACACCCAACAAGTTGTCCAGCTTTTGATCTACCACAGTGGTTTCCATCTCTGCATCATCAAATGGCAAATCTTTGAACCATTGTGGAATATGCGTTTCGTCTGTGGGATACCCGATTGACGTCCACCCTAATGGGTTGGCCTTGAGCTTGCACACAATGGTTTTCATACCGTCTACAATCTGCATACTATACTTGTCGCCGTTCATCCTACGTAGGTTGTTCCAGTTGAGTGCTGCACGCACATGTCCTGGCATGTTGGCTTTGCCTAGACGTTCTTCTTCCTTGCCATACTTGGTCAAGTTGTTTACACGTTTAGGACTACCTTTCTCCCAACCTGGACGTTCTTTAAACACATACTTGAATGCACGTATTTTTTCAATAATGTCTTCACGGGTGACTCCGGTCAACACATCATTAAGGATTTCACTCAAGAACTCTTGAATGACCTTGGGTGTATCACTACGCTTGAGATCCAAGCCCATGGCTTTTACTTTACCGGGCTCGCCGTGTGTGTCTACACGCTTGTTTTCTTTGTCGTAATACATGACAGCATAACGCTTCTTGGTAATGAACAGGCCTTTGCTGGCCACAATCTCACGTCCGCCACGTATGACTTCTCCCATTTCTCTGGGCACATGGAATGCTGTTTCCATAAAGCCCGGAAAGCTGTCGTTGACTTGATCAGCAATGCTGTTGTACAACTGCACAGCAATCTCTCGACTCCAGGACATAGTGCCTGCTTCTATTTCTTTTTGAAGTATAGGATATGCTGTAAAGTAACAGGAATCTGTGTCACCATAGATGATAGCTTCTCCCACGTGATCATATTTGCCAGTGATACATTCATTCACATAGGCATCCATATGTTTAGCGATCGCACGTCCTGTCAAGGTAGTTGATTGTCCAATGCGTTTGTCAAAGAATCTGCACCCAGGATTAAGAATAGCACCATACAAGCTGTTGAGGTTAATCTTCTTGACCAACTGGCGCTTGTCCCAATATTCTTCCTCTTCGGGTGTGGTGCATTCTTTGAGTCGGGCCTGCATTTCTTTGCGTTCAGCATACCAGCGTTTCAGCAAGCCAGGAATCACAGCTTCTTTCTCATAGGTAAAGATTGTGCCATTGGCAGTGATCATCCAGGGTCGATTTGAATCAAATACAATCTTCCACACATCTGCGGCACTGTGTATGGACTCTTCTCCATCTTGCCAGTCTATGGTGATCTCTGTGCCCACTTCGGTATTCATGACCGCTGTGTATTCTAGACTGCCAAATAGGCCTTCCCAGGCACTGGCAAAACTGCTTCCGCCGCGCATCTTGTCAGCGATATAACGTTCAGTCATGACAGGACGTAATTGTCCTACAATGGTCTCAGGTCCCATGTTTAACGCACGAATAGCCGAAGGATATAGACTGTTGATGTCTATCGACCCCACATACTCGTGTATGCCCTTGCGTGGATAGGCCACATAGGCACCTGCGGCCTGTGTGTCTTCGTCTGAATAGCGTTCCTTTCGGCAAGGCACAACCATGCCACGTTCATGCGCTTCGTTGATGATGGCCTGTTCAGTCACGGCCACAGCACCCATAGTGGTTTGTAGTAGTACTGTATTCTCATGTGCCAAGGTATTGGCCAAGTCCAAGAACTTCAACTTCTTGTCCAGTTTGGCCAGGATCATGGTGTCTTGGCGATTGTACTCGATGAACCGTTTGAAGTTTTGATTGTACAGTTGGTCTAAGGTGCCTTCAAATACGGTTTTGGTTTCGCCCAGTTCGTATTCGGCAATGGCATCCAGGCTGTAGCTGTGTCGCTCTTCATAGGTGTACTTGCGATACAGTTGCATATAGTCCATGTGTACCCGGCCAATCAGATCATAGGTCTGACTGGTTGCACCAAAGCGTTCAAACTCTCTAGGCTTGGGATATTGATTCCACAGGCACATTCTGCGTGTGTCATCCTTGCTGAGCACTCGGGTGATGCGATTGATGGTGTAGGGTATGTCATAGCCTTCTGAATTCCAACCGGATATGGCATCAGCATCTTCGATCAGATCCAGGAATGTTTTTAATAATTCGCCTTCGTCTGTAAACACCACAGTGTTTTCAAATTCGCTGGCAATTTCCTGTGCAGTTTCCGCAGTCATGTGTCGCGGCGGCACCACAAGGGTGACCATTTGATCCAGCCATTGTAGGTATACTGAAATAGCAGTGATGGGATTGAATGGGTCTTCGGGGCGACTAAAGCCACGCTCAGGATCAAAGTCCACTTCGATGTCGAAGAATGCTACATTTAATCGAGGACCGTCTTGGCCTTTGTAGTTTTCTTCCAGGCAACGGAATATGGGATTGATGTCCGACTCATACAGCTTCTTGCCCGAGTGCATGCGGATTTCCTTGCGAAACTCCTTGTTATTTCTTGTACTGAAACGACTGACAGGTGTTCCAAAGATACTGGTAAACTTGCCACGGCCATCTTCGTAGTACAGCACATAGTTGGCTGGGTACTCTTGATAGTGTCGCTCACCATCACGTCGTTCGACCACATGTATGCGATCGTGCTCTCTGTCAAACAGTGCATCAATATACAATTTTTTCTCCAGGTATGGCTGGTTGGCCATGATTCATGTTCGTAACGTGAACGACTCGCTGTTGTAAAACAGTACTTATAGGGTCTTGCCCACTGTGACCAAAATTTGTTCCAACAGTTCGTGATCCTGTTGCTCACGACCAAACTCACTCTTGTGTGCCAGCTTGATGGCCTTCTTGAGAATATTGGGTTTGATATCTAGCTCTTCTGCAATGGCCTTGACAGTGTCGTTGAGACCGCCGGTGAGTGTTTCGATCTCGTGCGTGACCTGCATGCCTTCATTGATTACCTGATTGAGTTTTTTGGTTTGATCGGCTGTGAATACTCTAGATGACATGTGATTCTCCTGTGTAAGTCTTACTATTATACACTATAAATTATATATAACAAGAGCCGTTTAACCAAAATAAATATCCTGCATGAAAATCTACGCTGATTCCTATTATTTGGATTTCTTACCACTCAATGGCTTTGTTGAAATTGACAACATTGATGCCATACCCAACGGAACTGACATCATTGCCATAACTCGTTACACTGGAGACCTGATTGAACATCAGCGAATTATTGATTATCTCTTGCCCAAAACAAAAAAACTTGTGATCACCCTGATCGAAGCAGTAAATCCAGATCTCATGGAGTTCTTGTCAAACAATACCAACCCCAAGATAGAATTTTTTATTGATTCAGACCTAAACTGTTCGGTCGCCAATGCCAAAACCATCACTTCCTGGTTCATGTGCTCAACAAACTTTTATGTTACTTCTCCACAGGCTAGATCCTTGTTGGATCAACTGACACATCAGGTCAAAAAACCAATGCTATTTGATTGCTTGCTGGGTACAAAAAAGTCCCATAGAGATCAGGTAGAAAACTTTTATCAACAGTCACCATACCAAGACAAGTTTATTTTTACCTATTTCAAAGATGATGTACGTAAGGGATCCTGGCAACAGCCAATTCCAGACAGCATGCAATGGTCTTCGGATTCAGTTGACTATGAAGGATTCAGTTGCCCGCTGTCGGCTCTGATACCAGTAGACATATACAATCAAACTTACTATTCTGTTGTGGCCGAAACCACAGCGTTAAACACCCACAATCAGTACACCGAGAAGTTGGCCAAGCCCTTGTTGGCTCAACGCCTGTTTGTGGCATTTGCTGGACAACATTATCTACGAAATCTCAGACGCAAGGGGTTCCGGACATTTGACAACGTCATTGATGAAGGTTACGATGCAATTGAGGATGACCAACTTAGATTTGCTCAGGCCTGGCGACAGATTGAGTACCTGTGTCAACAGGATCCTGTTGCGATTGTGAGCAAGATTGAACACATTGTGACTCATAATCAACAACACTTTCTCAACACAGACTGGCATGTTAATATGAAATGCTCACTTAGCAGTTCACGGTAGCGAATCGTGTCCTACGGGCAGCAGCCGCCCCACCTACGGTAACAAGTACCGGTCCTAAGGTGATTCTTTATACAGGTGAGTATGGAAGATGTGGTCTGTCATCTTCACCTGTGCGTTCTGGATATACTGGATATGGATTCATTCTGTGTCGGTGCCGCGATAGAACCATGAATCGTCACCACCTGCGGACCACTTGGCGCGATTCTCCACCGAGTATGTTTCGGTTGGTATTTTAAAGTCAGGAGTTTTCAACACAGCAGGCACCAGACTTACATCATACCATAAGCAACGATTGTTGGGTTGGCAGGCAAACTGTCCATTGTCTAACTTAATAAAATTGTAGCTCTTGTGTTCCTGCACACCTTCACTGAAGGAAACATCCAGTCTGTTGTGATCTGGTGCAGCAAAATCTATGGTAAACAGGTATTGACCAAAGTGAAACAATTTATCTTTGCCATAGTACTTGACCTTGAGTCCACGTAGATTTGATTTCTCCAACACAGCTATGTCGTAGCCCAGGCAGTCCCAGATTTGTAGATGATCCAGTTCAAGATCTTCTTTAGGATCAACAGCCTTCCACACATAGGCACTGATGGGTAACTTGTCGTACAGGGCGCCGTATTCGGTCAGCATGCATTCGATTCTGAAGGCCTGGCCCTTGATGGCCTTGGCAGTGACCCAGTAGCAGGGTTCCAGTTCGCCGTGGCCCGATTCATGGTTATAAAGAAACTCTTTTCGCACAAAACATTTGACAGGTGGTATGTTGGCTATCAAGAAACTCATGTGATTACTTACCTGCCACAAACAGGTTGGCGCCATTATTGAAGCTGGGACTGAAAGGGCTGTTTCCAGACGCACCACCTTTGGCCTGGCTCCAGGCATATCCAGCTCTATGTCCTGAGCAGTCTTTGGTACAAGGACTTCCTAAGAAACTAAGTTCATTTAGATTTTCATCCAGGAAGGTCGCGGCAAATGCCTTGCATAGCGCACGTATCTTTTCATTGCAAGTGATTTGGATGTGATATCGTTTACCTTCAAAATCCTGTGTGGGATCTTTGTAGCCGGCATAGACCTTGTGTACCCCCACTTGATCGACCAGGTCACTACAGTTGGTGCCAGCTCGTTCGGCCATGGGCTGGGTGCAGGGACTACAGGTTGTAATGATGATGCTACCAGACGGTATCTCTCCAAAGCGGGCAACATAGCTGTCGATGGCCGCACGTTCGGCATGAACACGAAGACCGTCTCGTGTAGGATAGTTGATACCTACCACACAGTTGTTGTCAGGATCCAGCACCGCGGCTGCTACCACACCAAGATTCAGTTTCCGTTTATATTGACCTTCCACTATCATCTCACAAAGACGCACAAGAATCTCGTCTAACTTGTCATGATCAGTAATTTCAAAGTCTGCGGCTCGCATGGCTATTTTTTGCTCGTGTTGCCCCAGTTGGCGGCACCTTTTTTACGACACTGAACAAGCGCACCCGATGCGTAAGCCGATGGCCACACCTTGTAACGACTCTTTACTTTGCGATAACAAGCGTCTTGTTTTTCATCCAGCTCTTGTCCTTCATCTAGCCCCCAGACAAGTCGCTCGTATTCCTTCATCAATGGATGACCTTCGTGTGTTTGATGCTTGAGTTCAAGGTGTTTGCCGTTGTCTAGATCCACATACAAATTGGCAAAATAATTGTTGGCACGAGCACGGCCCACACTTTGACCATTGTGTAATACGTCAAATGCATACTCGTCCATTTTGCCATAGCTTTCGGGATCATCGTCTTCCCATTGATCTACAATGCGTAATTCCCATTGGTCAGCATCTTCACAAACTTTGGTAGCCACATTCTTAGCAGCTCCTCTGCGTTCAGGATTAGGATCTTCTCTACGCTTCTTGGCCGCCGAACTGGCACGACCCTTTTTGCCCAAGGCCTGTGCCTTGGCCTGCGGCAGACATTTTGGTTTGCCTTCTGCACTACTTCCACGAGCACAGTCGCCGCGGATTTTACCATCTGGCCCAAACCGCACCCACTTTTCTTTAAACCACTTTTTAAGGTCTTCTTCCATTTGCTGTTCACTCACAGGTACACAATTGGGCACCTGCCGGTCACCCTTTTTCTTCATGCCCACCTGGCGATAGCCCTTCCAACAGGCTTCGAGTATTTCGGTATATCTCAAGCAACAGCTCCTAAGATCTGCTTGACCTGGTCAACATAAGCACTGACATCACTGGTACCAATTTCATCCACGTCGCCCACGTTGTAGGCCACTTCTTCGGCGGCCTGCATGACCTTGTCTGGGCCGAACTGGCGCAACAGATCTGTGTGTGCTACCATGATTCTACGGATAATAGCTGACTCAACACCTGACGTGTCTTGCTCTTCTTTAATAGGCTGATCATAGTCAGTGGGAGCAATGGTAATAACACTAGGATCTCGACCTTCGCTTTTAAACTTGGCTCGTAGCTTGTTTGCCACTGCTTGGGCATGATCGTCAGTGGCAAAGTCTTTCCACTTACGACCCTTAATATAAACTGAATAAGGAGTACGTGGACCGCCTGTTCTTTGAGCAACTATTGCGTCGCTCCATCCTTCCGCCACACCTGACTCATCCATGTCACGTACACGGTTCTTGCCAAAGTAGCGTTGCACATCAGGATCTTGCGGATCTACACGGGCCAATCTGCTGGGTTCAATGTACCAGCCCTTGCCGTCACGGTCCAAGATTCTTACACGGCGCTCATAAGGATCGCCTTGCATGCGGAATATTTCACCTGATTCGCCATCCATGGTGTCACGCACATAGTCACCCGACCGCAGGCGTAGATCTTCATCCTCGTCCTCATCTTCGTAATCTTCTGGATTCATCTGTTCCGGCATGAGATCTTGCCAGCGTTGCTTGGGACCTATGCCACCACCGTGCTCGTCTATTTCTCTTGCGGTACCCAGAGTAAATGCTGGCTGATTTAGTCGTAACTTGTCACTTTTGGTATGTGCAGTGCTGTGATAGGTCAGGTCAAACACACGGTTGCCGTCACTATCTGATGTTTCACGGCCAACAGTATAACGACCATTGGCAATCCAGTCGCCGGATCTCAAGCCTTTGGCTGTGAGCGGAATACCCGGCAAGGGTGTGGCACGACCTTCATCGTCCACTTGATTGCGCAAGGAACTGCGTTTGAAATCGCCTGCGGCCAACAGTTCTGGGTCACTGGCAATGTCAGGACCGGCAATGATCAACTTGGGTTCACCGTTGATGTTTTCTAATTTAGCGTAAAATGTCTGACGTGGATCAGCCAGCAAGTCTGTGGCAAATTTCACATTGAAGTCAATGGTGCTGGATCCTGTGACCTTGCGTTGAGCATTCAGCACAAAATCAATACGGTCCTGTACAGCCTGTACAGCCTCTTCTTGGCTTGGGCCTTTACCCATGAACTCTTTACGATCAATTTCGGTGTGTGCGGTATACATGCCGGTCGTGCCAAATGGCTTTTTGCGCACATAGATACGATAGTTTTTGTAAGGCTCTGCTTCCTGGTAGTTCTTGTCAGAACCCATGGAAATATATTCGTCTATCGGCTCAGAATTTTTTTTTTGGTCAGTGGTTTTAACATGGCCAAATGCGCCACGTTGTTTGTCAAGAGCACGTCCAATACCAGCGCCTCGTCGATCTTTGCCTTGAGCAAATTCGTCCCAGGCTTTTTCTTTGTAATTCTGTACAGTTTGATCACTGATCTCTGTTACAGGGTGACCTTCGTAGTATGTACGGCCACGACCTTTGAGCAAGTCTTCTTTGCCTGGGATCTTTTCTACTGGAATATTGCCAGGAATGCCGGCTTCACGCACCTTGTAATAGCTGTCGCGTTCATCTTTGAATCGTTGATATTCTTTCTTAAGTCCTGCCAAGGCCGCAGGATTGTTTTGGTATTGTGATTCTTTGGCACGTGTCAGGAGTTCTTGCATGCGATCATTTAAGGTGTCAATCCTGCGTGCTTCCAGGTCATCTACACCACCCTCGACCAGGTTGCGTTCGTATTTTGTGTTGAAAAGATCTAACGATAACATTTTATTTTTCTTCCATATAATCTTGTGATTCGTCGGACTTGCGACGGCGAGCTTGGAACATCTCCAAGGCCATGACAGCATGATCGAGATTTTCAAATCTGCTGCGCATGCAACGACCTTCCCTGCGTATTTCAAATCCGTCACGTTCATTGCCGTGTATTTCTACCATGCTACCATCTTCCATGGTCAGACATTTAACCGCGGTAGATTCAGCATAGGTTGGATTTTGTACAGGTGCCTGTGGTTCAACCACTGGGGCAATGCTGGTTACTGGTTCTTGTTCGGTGGGGTCTTCTTTGACTGCCTTGGATACCAGATCTCGATCTTCGCGTTTCTTTTCTTTAATGTCAGTATCTTCGTGTTTTTTATCTTTGATGTCGGAGTCTTTGATTTCGCTTTCTACACTTTTGATAAAGTCAGTAAATGATCGTTTGACCTTTTCCAAGATGTCTTCGTTGGCCACAGCTTCTTCAACAGGTTCACGATCGTCTTGTGTACTTTCGCTACCGCCAACCAGTTTGCCTGCCATAGGATTTTTAGGATCAGTCTTGGCTGTGAGCACGGCCACTGTTCGGGGCTTAAAGGTAGCACTCAGCTGATTTACACTGCGCTGATTCTTGTCAAGACCTTCTTCCAGAATACGCAAGCGTTCAACTATGCTGTAGATATCGTTATGATCTTGGCCCATGACCTATGCTCTTGCGTCTTTCAAATAACTCTTGATCTGCCAGGCATACTTGCCATGAGCACTCTGGCGCTCAGCAGCAAAGTTGGCGATGTCTTCACGGCCCACTTCACTAGCGGCATCAAACAGGCTCTTGCTGAGATCTGTCATGGTTTGGGTATCGGCCAGTAATTCTTGCAACATGAGGCGGGCCCGCGGAACCTTGGTCTGTCCCTGTATTTGTGTTAATTCCTGGAAGCGTTCAAAACTTCCTGGTGCATATTCTTCTTCTGTACGTATGTATTCAGCTGTGGGATCTATGGCGCTGTAGGCATCCTCGTAGATTTTTTGGAAAAACTCGTGAAGCTGACCAAAATCTGGACCCTCAACTGACCAATGGAAAAATTGTGCTTTTATGGTGTAGGCATAGGTTGAAGCTAAAAAAGTTTTTAATAAATCAGCTAACACAATGAATCCTTTATAATATGATATTTATGCCATAAATATGTTTATGTGTAGTTCGCGGAAAGGGGTTTCCCAACTACTCTAACGCTTGAAGGAGCAATCAGCATGATTATTTACTATCTATATAAAAAGACCCATAGAAAGACAGGGCTACAATACCTAGGACAAACAAAAAAGAATCCCTTTGCCTATGAAGGATCCGGAGTTGATTGGACCACTCATATAGCCCAGCACGGATATGATGTTGATACCGAAATACTGCTTGAAACCACAGATAAAGAAAAAATGAAAAAGGTAGGTCGCTACTACAGCAATCTATGGAACATTGTTGAGGATCCAACTTGGGCTAATCGTATACCCGAAACAGGTGGCGGACCTGGTGGAATAATTGGCCGTAATCGAGGAGAAGAATTTAGCAAAAAGTGTGTTATTAATAACATGGGTAAAAATAATCCAAGTTATGGTGTGTATTGGTGGACCAATGGAACATCAGAAATAAAATCAAAAATATGCCCAGGACCTGAGTGGAAAAGGGGCAGATTTATGTTAGAGGATCATAAACAAAAATTTAATTATAGACCCATTAATGGTAATAAAAATCCAAGTTATGGAAAATACTGGTGGACCAATGGAATAGATAGTGTTAAATCAGATAGATGCCCCGAGGGGTATTATCGAGGAGTGGGCACAATACAAAGAGCTAAATCACGAAATAAAAAAGTCAAAGGCTATTCTGGAACTTAGATTTTTTCTTATATTTTTTAGGAGTATTTGGTGTTGGGTCCGACGTGCTTACACCAGAAAAGAACGAACCTCCATTTCTTGTAATCACGCTACCCATGGGTTGTGCCACGGTGGCTACACTGCCCGAACTGGTGGCACCTGCTGAAGCATTTTCTACTACAAATTCACTGGCTCTCATCCTGTATCCTTAACAATGTGTTGTTTTTTATCTTGCCTGTGCCATGCACAACTCGCATATTGGAAATATTTAACTGAGCTAAATTGGGTGGAACCAGCTCGTAACGTATATGATATTTGCCGGGTTTGGCGTAAATTTGCAAGGCTTCTTCCAAATAATCCTCGGTCCAGATCCAAGTGCGTTCACCAAACAATTCGTCATTGACATACACACGATATGTAGGGGCAAGCCCTTCCCAATCACAGTGCAGGTCTGTTACAACACGAACAAATTGTTTAGTCATGCTGTATTTAGTGGGATTTATTTGACTTCTTTTACGGAACCTATGTGCCAGTCAGCTACACCGTACTGTGATTTCATCAATTGTCGTGCCTGCTGTTGATTGGCAGCGGTCACTGTAACATCAATGTAACCGGTATAATTGGGCTGTTGTATACGTACAGGTGCTGTCCACAATTTATATTGTGTGGCTTGTTTTTTACTTTTTGAATACAGTTCGCTAGCTCTCATGATCCGGTCCATTTTGCCACCATTGTGGTGTCTGGTCTAGTATATATGCCTGTGCCGGGTCTGCGGCTCCGCATGCTCTGAGTACCGGCTTCAATGGGAAAGGTGTAATGCGTGTAATTTTTGTCTTGCATTACAATCTTGTCGCCGGGTCTAGCTTGATAATCTGCAGTTTTATCTTGAGCTGATCCCACAACTTCAACTCCGGGTATGCTGTTCAACATGAGCCACATCTGTTGGCCGCCACGAGTTTGTATCTGTCCTGCTTCGACGGGCAGTCGAAGTATGCTTAGTGCAATACCGTACAGGGCCTTGGCAATGCCGCGACCACGATGTTGGGGATCCACTGCAATGTTTTCTACCGACCAGGTTTTCATTGGTCCTTGAGTATAGGACAAGTCCAGTTCGCCCACAATTTGGTCCTGATCAAACATCATGATTTCCATAAAATTAGAATCTTTTTGGTTGATGCCATAGGTAAAGCCGGATCCGCCAGGCAGTTCTTTGCGTGCCACATCAGGCACACGTTCGGTATCAATGGTACCGGCTGAGCCGTAGTCACCTTGTGGTATGCGGGCTATTTCAAAGAATCTCATTTTTTCTTTGCTTTACCACGACGCATGTTCAATTGCCACTGAGCCATTCTTCTACGCTCGCCTGTGCTGGAACTGGCAATCTTTTGTAATTGAGTCAGTGACGCTTTTTTGGGTATACCCACTCGCTTGCTAAGTCCTTTACGCCCGGGTTTCTTGCCGTCGGCAAAGTTTTCGTTTACATCCCATGGTTTTTCAGTTGAATATTTAATCATGTCTTTTGGAACTAACTGAACCTCAACCGGCTGATTTTTAAATTCTGCAACTTGATATGCCAAATACCTGTGATTGCCGTCGATGACCAAATACTTTCCTTTACCTGCCATAATTGTCATTGGTTTTAATTTTCCATTTTTCTTTAGTTCTGGAAGTAATGTTTGGTTAACCCAATTAGCAATCTTTGGATCATTTAAGTTTTTGTCTTTCTCCCACATTTCAAGTTGATTGAATGGTACAGTTGTTACGGGCAATTTGCTAATAATAGGTTTGTCAATTGTAGCACCAAACCAGTCTGGGTTAGTATTAATAACCACTGGTTTTTGTTCTTTATCTTCTGCCATATCTTGTTTGACCGGTACCCATGCTGGTATAGAATCGCGATTCAACAGTTCTGCGGCTGCCCAGGCTCGGTGATTACCATCAATGATGTAGCCTTGATCATCTATCACTATAGG